CAGTCGGTGGTCGCCTCGGCGACGTCACGAAAACGGCGCTCGCTGGCCGTCAGGGCAAGACGGTTCTGGGCCAGCAGATAGGTATTTTCATCATACATACGCGCCTTTTTGAGCGCGTTGCGCCCTAGCATCACGCCGGGAATAGCGGTACAAAGCGCCAGCAGGATTAGCAGCGGCAGGATATAGCGCAGCAGCTCCCGCCCCGGATTTTCGCTTTTCCATTCAAAGGTCACTTGCTGGCCGTCAACGGGGAGGGTAGCCACCCCGCGTCGTCCTGCCAGCCTCGGTGAGTTTTTATGCTGCACGCGAGTCTGGGCGATACCGTACTCTTCACCCAGCGCAGTGAGCTTAGGGCTATCCAGCACGTCGACAAAGACCAGCACAGAGGCGGGGCCGGGAGCAACAGGGATGCTTGAGTCGTCACCGGTTGTGATGCGTGCCGCTGCCACCAGCGCCGGATAGCCGCCCTTCATCACCACCGTACTGGATACAGGAATCGCGTCCGGCTTGTTTATTTTTTGAATCAGCTCGGGCAAGGGATCTTCACCCAGCCACGATTGCAGTGAGTCTGTCACCAGCTTGCCGTTAATCACGCTGTAACGGGTCTTCCCGCTGCCGTCGAGCACGAACAGTCCTTCGTACTCAAAATCGCGCCACAGCGTGGCTCCCATGTTCTGCCGGGTATAAGCCCAGTCGGTATCTATTTTGGGATGCAGGTGCTGATAGGCTTCGCCCCACCAGGCATAATCTTTGATGTGGGTTGTGAGGGTATCTACGCGGTTGTGGATCGCTTTTTCCAGCAGCATGGCGCTGTGCTTATCGCTGCTGTCATTGATGTTTCGCACGATGGTCAGCAGCGCGATAATCGCAACAATAAAC